GCATCTATGCAGCCATCCACCAGTTAGGCGGCACCATCCGCGCCAAAGGTACTGGCGGCCTGCGCTTCAAGATCCCCGGCTTCGGCTGGGTCACCAAGCGCCAGGTCACGATCACTGCGCGGCCATTCCTGGGCGTCTCGGCTGAGGATCAGCAGGACATCCTGGAGCTGGCCAGCAACCACATCAGCAACCTGATCCGCCGATCAGCGCCAGGAGGTGCCTGATGCTGGGTGACCTCGAAAGCGAACTGATCGCACTGCTCAAGGGAAGCGAGTTGGGCGCACGACTGAGAGTCGTCGACCAACTGCCTGACGTACCGGACAAGGATGTTCTAACCCGCTGGGGCGTGGACGCCCCGGCTGCTTATGTCGTCGCCATGGATGGCTCTTTGACCGATGCAGTGGCCACTGCCCCCTTTGTGGTGGTGCTGGTCGCTCGCAATGCCCGTGGTGCCGGGGCTTCACGCCAAGGTGATGCACGCACCATCGGCCTGTACGAAATGCTCGACGAAGCCATTGCCGAGTTGCATGGCGGGCAAACCAACAGCGCGAGCTGGAGCGTTACCGGCTACCAGTTCCTGCAGAACGAAGCCGCCCGCGACAAGGGGCTGCAGGTTGCCCTGGTGGCGACTCAATCGAACTGCGACCCGCCCCAGCGCGGCGGCCTGAACCTTGCCGACTTCACCGTATTCCACGGTGACATCGACATCGAGCCGAGCAGTTCAACCGGCGATCACCAGCGCTGGGCTAATGAAGATCACAGCGCGCCTGCGCCAGATCTGCAAACGCACATCAACCCCCAGGAGGCGTCATGAGCCAGAACAAGTTCCTAGTACCGGTAGACGACCTGAAGGTACGCCACCCCCAAGGCGGTTACCTCGCACCAACTGGCGACCATGTGGTTGTGGACAGCTACTGGCGCAAGCGCATCAGCGAAGGCTCTGTGATCGTGGGCGAGGCGCCTGTTGAGCCGGCTGCCGAGGCAAGCGACACCGCCGTCGCACCCGCAAAAGCCAAGTCAGCCGCTAAGGGCCAGGAGTAACCCATGACTGAGAATGTCAGCTTTAACGAAGTGCCGGACTCCATCCGTGTGCCCGGCATCTATATCGAGATCGATCCAAGCCACGCCGTCAGCGGCTCGCCAAACATGGAGCGGCGCCTGCTATTGATCGGCCAACGCCTGGCCACTGGTAGCGTGCCAGCCGGTACGCCAGTGCGTTTGCTCAGCCAGGCCGGTGACCAAGCTGCTGCCGCGTTTGGCCGTGGCTCCATGCTGCATGGCATGGCCAAGGCTGCCCGCAAGGCCAGCGCCTACGTGGATCTCTGGGCTATCGCCCTGGATGACAATGCGGGTGGTGCCCAGGCGACTTGCACGGTGACCTTAACCGGGGCTCCAACCGCCAACGGCGTCCTGGCGCTGTATGTCGGTGGTGAGGCAGTCAACATCAGCGTGGTTGCAGGCGATACCGTTGCGGCGCTGGCCACTCGCCTGGCCGCCGCCATCACCGCCAATGTCGATCTGCCGGTTACTGCCTCTGCAGCTGCTGGTGTGGTCACGCTGACCCTGCGCTGGAAAGGTGAAACCGGCAACGACCTGGATGTGCGCCTCGGCTACTACGGCGAGCAGCTGCCGGCCGGCTTGACCGCCGTGGTCAGCGCCGTGGCAGGTGGCACGCTCAACCCAGTACTGACCAGCACCCTGGATGCCATCGGCGGGCAGCAGTACTACAGCATCGTCTGCCCGTTTATCGACAGCGTCAGCCTGGTCGCCCTGGAAGCGGAAATGGTTGAGCGCTTCGGCCCCATGGAGCGTCTGAGCGGCCACGTATTCAACGCCAAGAAAGGCAATCACGCGGCTCTCTCCACCTGGGGCAGTGGTCGCAACGGACCACATTTCAGCACGTTCCCTCTTTACGACATGCCCATGTCGTCGTGGGTTGCCGCCGCAATATGGGGAACGGTTATTGAGTTCTACGGCGCGCAAGATCCGGCACGGCCATTCCGAGGCCTGCCCCTGCCAGGCATGTTGCCGCCACCGGAGAAGAGCCGGTTCACCCGTCTCGAACGCAATCTGCTCCTGTTCGACGGCATCAGCACCTTCACCGTAGACCAGGGCGGTCAGGTGTTGATCGAGACCGTGATCACCAACTACCAGACCAACAGCTTCGGCCTGCCGGATATTGCCCTGCTGCGCCTGGAGACCAAGTGGACGGTGGATCTGATGCGCTACCGCTGGAACGTGGCCGTGGCGCGCGACTATCCGCGCCACAAGCTGGGTGACCAGTCGCTGCCTGGGCAAGCCATCGCCACCGAAACCACGGTGCGCGCCACCCTGGTGGCCGAGGCGGAAAGTTTGGCCCGCGATGGCCTGCTGGAGGATCTGGCTGGCTTTAAGCGCGATCTGATCGTCAAGCGCTCCACCGCCAACCCCAACCGCATGAACGCTGTGCTGACGCCGAACCTGGTTAACCAGTTCGACATCTTCGCTGCGTCCGTTCAATACCGCCTGTAAGGAGGCTCTATGAAGCACCACGGCCGCGCCACCATCACCTACAACGGCATGCGCCTGCGCTCCAAGCCAGGCGCCACCCTCAACCTCGGCGGCACCAGTCGCGCCCCGGAGCCGCTCGATGACGGCACCGTCGGCTATGCCGAGTCCACCGCCGCACCGGAGCTGAGCTGCACCGTACCGCTGACTGCCGACTTGGCGGTTGAGGATCTGCGCAACCTGGTCAACGCCAATGTGGTGTTCGAGAGCGACACCGGCGCGAGCTGGGTTGTGCGCGAAGCCTTCACCGTCGACACCGTCAGCGTCGGTGCCGACGTTGCCCTCAAATTCAGCGGTCAGCCCGCTGTCGCCCTTTAAGGAATCGAAATGAAACAACTGACCATCAACGGCACTTTGCCAACGGGCTTGCTCATTGCCGGTGTGTCCTACACCGGCTTTGAAATGCGTGAAGCCCTGCTCGCAGACATGATCGAAGCCGAGCTGGAGTCCGGTGGCCCAGGCAATGCCATCCACTACAACGCCCAGTTGGCCGTGCGTCAGCTGACCAAGGTCAGCAGCGCCGATGGCCAGGAATACAAGGGGCCATTTGTGGTGGGCATGATCAAAAAACGTGGTGACTTCCTGGCGCTGCGCAAATCGCAGATGGAGCTGGATGTGCTGGGAAACGCCGAGCCGAGCGCCTCAGGCAGCACTGGGACGCTGTCCAGCTGATCGCGCTTCGGCACCACTGGTCACGCGACGACATTCTCGCGCTACCGCCCCGCGAGTTCGCCCATTACCTAGGCAACCTGACTAAACGCAATGACTGACCAAAACCTCAACCTCGCCATGCGCATCAGCGCCGACGTCACCCGCCTTATGGGCGGGCTGGCAAAGGGCGAAGGTGGCATCCGCAAGTTCGGCAACGCCGCCAAGCAGGAAATGGCAGCGCTGGGTCAGTTCGCCGGCTCAATGGAAGGCAAGCTGGCGCAGTTGGGGCTGGGTATCTCGGCGGTTGCAACGGCGGTGCAATCGGCGCACCTGGACAAGGATCTCAAGCAGCTGCAGCTGACAGCTGGGGCGACTGCCAAGCAAGCGGATGTACTGCGTAAAAGCTGGTTCGAGGCGCAAACCGCCACCGGCCAAGGTGTAGATGAGCTCAAAAATGGCTCTGATGCGCTGGTCGCTGCAGGGTTAGGCATTGAGGACGCCCGCGCTGCAGTGCTCCCGATGGCGGAAACTATGGCAGTGGCCAAGACCAATGCCACCTTGCTTGGCCAGGCAATGGGGGTAGCGGGCAAACAGTTCGATATCGACCTCAGCAATACCGCAGAAGCCGCTCTGCTATTGGACAAGATGGTTGTGGCTGGGCGCCTGGGTAATGCCGAGCTGGAGAACCTGCCGGATATTTTTGCCCGGATCGGTGGCAATGCCAAAGCGGCAGGTCTGGACATCAACCAGACCCTTGCGCTTACTGAAACGCTGTCCGCCTTTGAGCCAAACTCAGAACGCTTGGCGACGTTGACCGATAGCACGCTGCGCGTCTTCACCAATGATAAGTACCGCGATGCCGCCCAGAAGGCGACAGGCGTTAAGTTCTACAACCAGGACAAATCACAGCGCGACCCCTTCAAGGTCATTGAGGACATCAAGTCGAAGTACGACAAGATGACCAGTGATCTGGGCCGTAACAACTTCTTGTCTGCCGCCTTTGGCACCGCTGACCAGGACACCATCAAGGGTATTCGTAGCCTGCTGGCTGACGGCTCGATGGCTGAGTTGGCTACCAAATTCAAGGGCATTCAGGACGCTGGCGGCACGGTTAAGCGTGACCTTCCCGACGCTATCAATAACGCCGTAGACCAGACTGGCCGTCTGAAAGGCGCGCTGCGTGAGGCGGGTGACAGCCTTGCCAAACCTATCAATGATGCCGTCGGGGGAGCAATCAAGTTCGGCCTGGACAGCAAGGCCAACGGCGGCCTTGAACTGAGCGGCACCGACATGATTGCTGGTGGTGCGGTCGGTGCCTTGGGCATTGCGGCAGCCGCCCGCTACGGCGGCAAAGCCATCAAAGGCCTTGCCGGCAAGTTCGGTGGTGTAGGCGTCGGCGTGGCCACCGGCAAGGCGCTGGAAGAGGCGGCCGGTGTTACGCCTGTATTCGTCGTCAACATGCCTGATGGCGGTGGCCTTGGCGGGACACTTGGCACCGTTGACAAGCTGGCCGGCGAACTCGGCGGGCCGAAAGTATTTAGCAAGTTGAAAACCACCATGGCACTGCTCGGCGGCGTAGATCTGGCCGCTATCCCCAGCATGGGCGCGGGTGCCATGGCATTGTCTGCCGGTGCAGTTGCTGGCGCGGGAGCTGCGGGCTACGGCGCCGGCACCTTGATCAATGACTATCTGCTCACCAACTCCGGGCCGCTTGGCTCTGACATCGGGGCAAGCATTGGTGATGCCATTGGCTCTGCCGTCGCGCACATCATCTCGCCATTCAGTGAGGATGCGCGCGCCGCCATTTCCGCCAATCGGGATGCCGAAGAGGCTGCCAATCGGGAATCACTGCAACAACAAGAAAAGTTGAGCAGTGCGATGGCAGGTGCTGCAGAGCGAATTAGCCAGGTGACCGCGGAACACCGGCTGCTCACCGGCCAAGAAAGCACCCTGCAAACCCATGTGCAAACCGCCAAAGCCGCTACAGGCCCGCTAGCCGCAGGTGCCGTAATACCGGCAAACAATGAACTAGCCGCTGCTGGCCAGGCGCTTAGCCAACAGCTGCAGCAGACTATTCGCGCCAGCAAACCCGAGCCCACTGAGGTGGCTGGCACCATTGCTATTCACCTCACCAGTGACGCAGGTCAGGCCAAGGTAACCCAGCTGAAAAGCAGCGGTGGCCCGACGCTGAACGTCTATACCGGCGCTACCGGGGCGGGTCGCTGATATGGCTTGGCGCGATGAATATCGGCCGGGCGCCTTTCGTGGCGTGCCGTTCTACCTGAAAAACAGCACCCGCACGGGTGGGCGCCGTACCGTGCTGGATGAATATCCGCTGCGTGATGAGCCCAGCACGCAAGACATGGGCCGCAAGGCGCGGCAGTTCAACCTGTCGATGACGGTAATTGGCAAAGACTACATGCCTCAGCGTGATCGTCTGATCGCCGCGCTGGAAGCCTTTGGCCCTGGCACCCTGATGCACCCTTTCTACGGCGAACTGCAAGTGGCCGTGCTCGGCGACTACAGCATTGAGGAAAGTACCGAGCAAGGTGGGCTGGCGCGCATTACCCAAAACTTCGTCGAGTCAGGTGAGAAGCCTCGGCCAGATAACCAGCCAGTGGCTGGCGCCTTGGTCAATCAATCGGCAGACCAGGTACAGGCGGATGCTGCTGCGGAGTTTTCCGACGCGTTCAACGTCACTGATTACGCTGGCTTTGTTGCTGACAGTGCAATCGAAACCCTACAAGCCGCGACTGCTGCAGTCGGCAATGTGGGCGGGCTGCTGAGTGGTAGCAGCCAATTTAGTAGCCGCTATCAACGCCTGACCAGCAGCTTTCAACAGCTGATTCTGGCGCCAGGGAATCTAGCGGGCAGTCTTCTTGGTTTAGTACGCAGCATCAGCGCCAGTGGCGATCCGCTGGCTGCGTTTCGCGCCCAAAGCGCTCTGTTCAGTATTGGTAGCAAGGCTAAGTCCATCAACACTGTTGGCTATGTAACGCCTGCACGGGCGCAGCAAGTTGCCAACCAAAACGCGGTCTATCGCCTGATCGAGCGGGCAGCGGTAAGCGAGGCGGCGCGCTTGGCCACTGGTCGGCCACTGGCTGCTGTACAGCCGGCTGTTGCGGGCCAGACACCAGCTTCCAGCCCGTCGGTGGTCACTGACCAGGCATTGGCTAACGAAAGCACACTGAGTAGCACACAGGTGCTGCCAGGCCTGAGTTACGACAACCGCAACCAGGCGGTTGAAGTCCGTGACCAACTGCTCGCCGCGCTGGATCAACAGCAGCTCGACGCCGCACCTGAACGCTACAGCGCCTTGGCCAAGCTAACCGCCACGTTGGTGACCGATTTGAATCGTCAGGCGACTAGCCTGGCGCCTCTGGCTCAGTACCAACCACAAATCACCCAGCCTGCGCTGTTGATCGCCCACCGCCTATATGGCGATGCGCGCCGTGCTGACGAAATCGTTGCTCGCAACCGCATCAGCCACCCCGGCTTTGTGCAGGGTGGCCAGGTATTGGAGGTGCTGAAAAATGCCTGAAGTGATGCTGAGCGT